ATATTAAGAAAAGGAATGCGACCACAACCATTTTTAATACCTGCGTTTGAAGCAGAAAAGCCAAAAATGATTAAGAATATATTAAACGTAATTAAGAATGTTAAATCCTAATATAGAAATAAAGAAGTGGTTTTATACTAACTTGACAAGTGCGAGTGGATTGGTTGTTTACGATGGTTTTGCTCCAGAAGGCGCAGGTAATGAGTATATTGTAATGACAGGTAGGACATCAAGCCAAGAGCAAGGCAAAGAAGGATATACAAATAGTATTTCAATCACAGTTGATATTATTACAAAAAATGCTAACTTTGGTTATAAACGTGCTGAAGCTATAAGCGATTTAGTCTTGACTGCAATTAATTCGGACACCAATATTACATTGGCAAACGGATTTACGGCATCAAGTTTAAGTGTTGAAAGTGTAAGAAACTTAGACGGCTTAAACCCTTTAGATAACGTTTTTAGAGTATTAATAACATATAACATAATCATAACTCAAAATTAAAATTAAATAAAATGGCAGAAACAAAAGTAAGCGGTAGAGATTATATCCTCTTAGCTGACATTAACAATGATGGAACATTCAAGCCTGTTGCTTGTTTGACTTCTAATGCTTTGACATCAACTTTAGGAACAATTGATGCAACTTCTAAGTGTGGCGACCAATACACTCCAAATCAATCTTTTAACCAATCTTTTGAATGTGAAGGTTTTGCGATTGATGAAACAGGTACTCCTTCTAAAGATAGTTATCAACAATTGTATGCTGCTCACGCTGCACAAACATTGTTTGCAATTAAGATGGGTAAAGCTACTCCAGCAGCAGGTGATATCACTTATGGTGGTGTTGGTCAATTAGTATTCATTAGCAACTTTGGTGTTAATGCTGCTGATAAGGATGATGTTAAGTTTACTGCAACTTTTGTAGTAAGTGTACCTCCTATCACACAAACTGAAACTGTATAATAAATAAAAAAAACTATGTTCCAATTAAAAACTAACAACAACACAATCCACCTAAAGTGGGGTACTTGGTCAATGCGTGAGTTTACTAAACAAAACAATATCGGCATTGATGAGTACTTCAAAGTTCTTGCAACGGCTCAAACAAGTTTAGACATTATAGTTCAGCTTGTTTACATTGGTTACAAATCTGCTTGTGTAAGCAAGAAAGATGAAGTAATATATACCATTGATGATGCTTGTGAATGGATTGATGAAGTGGGTTCTATTTTTAGCGAAGAAGGTCAAATTATTGACTATTTAAAATATATCGTTGAAAGTACAGTCCACACCATTACAGGTGCAAAGAAGGAAGAAGAAAAAAAAAAGCCTAACAAAGCTAAGCTGGGATGATGTCTTAGTTAAAGCTGCGGAGTGCGGAATAAGACCAAATGAATTTTGGGATATGACTTGGAAGGACTTTTCCATTATCGTTTTAGGTAAGGAAAGAAACGAGTTAAACGAATGGGCAAGGACAAGAAACCTTGCCTATATTGTATATTTAAGTTCTACTACCGAGAAAACACCAAAATCAATGAAGGCTTTTTGGAGCATCCCAGAGTTAGATAATGCGGATATTGAAGAAGAAAGAGTGATGATAACACAAGAACAATTGGCAAGAACACTTAAATTGTACGGAGTAAATTAATAAAGATGGCAACAGATATTTTAGATATAGAAATTAATATTGGTGCTAATACGCAAGATTTAGGTGCTGAATTACAAAAAGCCGAAAATTTACTTAATAAATTACAAGCAAAATTAAAGAAATCAACTGATGTTGGTGAAATACAAAAGTTAAATACAAAGATAACTAGTGTTGAAAGTGCTATTGGTACATTAAATACAAGAATGAATGCTGTTGGCAGACCTGCTGCCGATGCTACAAATGCTTTAGGTAACTTATCAAGAGTTGCACAAGATGCTCCCTATGGATTTATAGGTATTGCGAATAACTTAAATCCTTTATTAGAATCATTTCAAAGATTATCAAAAGAAAGTGGTAGTTCTAGTGCTGCATTAAAATCAATGGTTGCTGGTTTAACTGGTCCAGCTGGTATTGGTATTGCATTGGGTGTTGTATCATCACTTGTTGTTGCATTTGGAGATGATATTCAAAAGTTTATTGTTGAAAAAGCAAATAATTTGGGTGAGGGGTTTAAAATTGAAAGTGATTTAGTTAATAAAGCTGGTGATGCTTATGTAAAAGCAAGTACAGATATTAACGAATTAAAAGATAGTTATTCTGATTTTCAAAATGGATTTATAACTAAAGAAAAGTTTTTAAAGCAATTTAATTCAACTTTAGGTGATACTATAAGTGAAACAAAAGATTTAGCTACTGCTGAAAAGTTTTTAACTGATTATGCAGATGAGTATGTTCAAATGACATTTAAAAAAGCGGTTGCTAATGAAGCTGCTGCTCAAGCTGCTAAAAAACAATTTGAAGCAGAAGTTGCTAAAAATAAACCACAAGCAGCATTTAAAGAGGCATTTGATTTTACTACAATATTTTATGGTGGAACTTTTGAGTCAATTAAAGATATATCAAAATCAAGGCAAAAAACAGTAATTTCAGAAGCTGAAAAAGATGTAACCATATTTGAAAGTATTAGAAAAAAATATGAAGAAGAAGCTAATAAGTTACAAGAACAATTTAGAAAGATTTTTGGTGTAGTTGATGTAAATGAAACACCTTCTCCTGTTGTAAACTATGCAAGAGAAGAAAATAAGCAACTTACTTTAGAGTTAGCTAAGATGAAGGCTTTAAGGGAGAAAATGAAATCAATAGGATTAGAACCTTTAAAACTATTTGAATTACCATCCGAAACAAGAGCAGCAGAAGATAAGAGAAAAGGATATTTTGAGAAACAAGCTAAAGATTTATTAGAGCAATCTAATAAAAGTGGATTTGGTTCTTATATGCAAGACATATTTAAAAAGGATAAAACTCAACTTGATGTTGAAGCAGCAGAAAAGAAAAGAATAGATGATTTAACTCAATCTTATGCTCAATTTGCACAAACATTATCTGGTTCAGTAACAAATGCTTTATTCCAAATGTATGATGCAATACAAGAAGGTCAAAATCCTTTAGAAGTAATTGCAAATATGTTTAAACAGATTGCATTGAATTTAGCAGCTATGGTTGTACAAGCGTTGATATTCCAAGCTATTATAAAAGCATTCCCAGCATTAGAAGGTGCATTTACTGCGATTGGTCTTATTGGGAAAGCAACAAGTGGTATGCAATCAGCAGGTGCAATATCTGGTGGCATAAATGCTAATTCAACATTTAACGCAGGTGCAATGGGTAATAACAATGTTTCACAAGGTCAATTTGTATTAAAAGGTTCTGATTTGGTTTTGGCAACTCAAAGAGCAAACAATAACTTAAATATAAGACGAGGATACTAATGGCATACGAAATAAAATATAGAATCACGGCAGCAACTAAATCGGATGTTACAAGTGTACTAAATATTTATGAGGATGGTTACGATGGCGAGATTATAGAATATCCTTGTATAAGTTTACAATTACAATACATACCAAGAAGCGATGATGCTTTTGAGCCTATTTATGTTAGTCAATTAAGCGTGGCAATAGATGTTACTGACAATGTAGAAGATATGCCAGACTTTACTACATTAAATGACAGAAAGTATTTTGTCAAATTATTAAGTGGTGCAAATGTAGATTTTATAGGATGGATATTAAGTGATAATGTTCAGTATGTATTTTCAACAGGTCGCAAAGATTTATATTTTAATGCTATTGATGGATTAGGTATGTTGGAAACAATACCATTGCCGTTAAGTGATGAAACTGAATTAATATATGTAGAAAGCGCAAAAGATTTTATTTCAATTGCATTAGAACAAATAGGTTACCCAATAGATTATAAGATCATTAGTGGTGTTAGTTTTTATTCGGAAGATATGGAAAATAGAACTGATGACCCAAGTGCAGATGGATTAGCTCAATCTTATATTAACTATGCAACATTTATAAATAGTAATCAAGAAGCAACTGATTGTCTTGATGTAATAACAAGAATTGTTAAATCATTTGGTTCAAGATTATTCCAAGCTAAAGGAAACTTTTACATAGTTCCTTTAACACAATTTGCACAAGATTCATATTATGCAACTATTTACAATAGTGATGGTACTATATTTGATGATACAATAATAAGTGATACAGGCGAAATACAAGGTTTTTCAGTTAATACAAGCGGTTTATACTTTGTGGATAATAGTCAATTTAAGCTAATTAAAAAGGGTTACAATAAAGTTAGATTTAATAAGGTTGTAGAATACCCTAATAATTACATTACAAACTGGAATCTAAAAACATTTACAGTAGTTAGTCCAACAGTAAGTAATGCTTTTTCTTGGTTAGCAAATAGAAATGGTGGAACAATATATGTTAAATCATATCCAGAGAAAAAATATAATTCTTGGTTTATTGATTACCCAACCTCATTTATTGAGTAATTAGGAAATTCTTGTATTATTACTGCTGCCATATTACAAATTTAATCAATTATCCGTATGTTTCTAATATTTCACCTGCTCCGCTAATTCTATATGCTTGTGAATAACTATCCGTAACCAAAACTCTCCACCAAATATTTGCACCATTAAATCCAACTGTTAAATACTCACTTGCATAGAAGAAATCACCAACCGAAGGAACACCAGCTTGTTCTAAATAAACTAAGTTACTTGTTAAAGGAGCAGCAAGAGCAGCCTCTTTAGTTACATAACCATTAGACCTATAATGTCCAAATCCAGTTAATTCTCTTGATAGTGGATTACTATCATAAACTGTATTCATTGTTGTTTCTACATTCTCTGGATTAATATCCAATAAAGTAGCCGTTATTACATCATTTGGTAAATCTATTGTTGAATTACCTATTATGTATTTTTTATTTGTTACACTTATTTGAACAGGGTCTAAGTCAGTTGCATTTATTCTCATTGCACCGCTTAATCTTCCATCTTCAGTTTCCATACCCATAAAAGAAGCATCCAAGTTAATAATGTTTTTATTTAAGCAGTTTGAATATTGCTTAACTACTAACTCACTTAGGCTTCTATATGTTTCATCTGGATATTCTTGTCTATACCAATTTAACAACATACTGCCATCCGATTTGCTTATATAACCTATGTAGTTATATTTAGCTTCGTTAATGTCATTAAAACCCATTGGTAAATCTATATCTAAAACATATTCCTCAACATCATTAATATAACTTTCGGTTGTAACCTCTTTAAAGAAGCTATCTATTTTTAAGTTAAAGTTGCTTATTTCAGCTTGTTTAACAGTTGATTTCCAAAAACCAGCCGAACTACTGCACATAATAATCTCCATATATAATTGACCAAAAACAGGACAAGGTGCAGCTTCTATTTTAAAATTTACTACTGGTGAAGAACCATAATAAGGATAATAAAAATAATGGTCATTTGGATTAACCGCAATAGACCAGTTTTTATCTTGGTTTAAAAAGTAAGCATTTCCACCGACAGGTTGAACTTGTAACTTTAAAAGAAACAAAGCATCTGGTGTTCCAGATACATTTCCTAATGTTGCAAAATCAAATGATAAATTTATTATTTCACTTGGATTTATGAAAGGCAAGTTATTAGCAGTTACAGATGAAAAGTGTGGATTTGCGGTTGGGTAATCAATAAACCAAGAATTATATTTTTTCTCTGGATATGATTTAACATATATTGTTCCACCATTTCTATTTGCACAAGATTCATATTATGCAACTATTTACAATAGTGATGGTACTATATTTGATGATACAATAATAAGTGATACAGGCGAAATACAAGGTTTTTCAGTTAATACAAGCGGTTTATAC